CCTGGGTGATCTTATTAAAAATGAGATTACAGTTTCCTTTGGTCGTAACGAAGATAACAAGGCGAGCGAATATGCAACCCTTGCAAAGGGTCAAGGGTACGAACCTGTCCAGAAACTTAAGGTCGAACCAATGACTCTAAAAGCATTGGTCAGAGAGCGTCTGGAATCTGGACAAGAGATGCCCTCTGATCTATTTAATGTGTTCGCAGGAAACAGGACTAAAGTAACGAGGAGTAAATAAACATGAACCAAGTAGCAGAGAAAAAGTCTGCAGGTCTTCCAGCAAATATGTTTGAAGATGATGCAGCAAAAGGTTTAGGTGCGATAGGTCAAGAAGATCTAGCCTTACCTTTTCTAAAAATCCTTGGACAACTTTCACCAGAAGTTAATAAACGAGATGGTAAGTATGTCGAAGGTGCAGAGCCAGGAATGATATACAATTCTGTCTCTGGAGAACTCTATGATGGAGTAAAAGGTTTAGATGTAATACCATGCTTTTATAAGTTGGAGTACATCGAATGGAAGGATAGAGGAGAAGGTCTAGGTGCACCAATTGCAATCTATGATTCATCGTCTGATATTATGTCCAAAACAAAACCTGATGCAAACTACAAAGATAGATTACCAAATGGTAATTATATTGAAAAGACTGCATCACACTTTGTTATAGTGTCGGGAGATAGTCCATCAACAGCATTGATATCTATGAAATCTACTCAATTAAAAATTAGTAGAAAATGGAACTCAATGATGTCTGGTATTAAGATGAAGGGCGCAAACGGAATGTTTACACCAGCATCTTTCAGCCACATTTACAAACTAAAAACTACCCAAATGTCAAATGATAAAGGCACTTGGTTTGGTTGGGAAGTAAGTAAGGTTGGCCCAGTAACTGACAAAGGTCTTTACGATCAAGCCAAAGGTTTTAGCGATAGCATTTCTAAAGGAAGCGTTAAAGCTAAACATGGTGAAGAAAAACCGAAGGACCAAGCTAGCATTATATAATTCCTAGAGGAATATGTGCACAGTGTGGGCCAAACGGGAGACTGGGTGGCCCACACGGACAGTTATTATGGAACGATACATAGAATTTTTTAATGGGTATAGGAATGCTTATGGTGTAGCTGACTTTAATCACCAAGACTCTAAAACAGATTCTGAAACAGGTAAAAAGAAACCTGTTTACAGGTGGAATTTTGAAGAACTCACTAACGAAATATATCAACAACACTTAGACGGTAAACTATCTATTGGTATACAACCATGTACAGAAGACTCAGAAGTTAAGTTTGGTGTTATAGATATAGATCCAAAAGATTATGCTGACTTTAATAAGAAAAATTACATAGACATCATACAACAATACAAACTACCTTTACTACCAGTAGAATCTAAAAGCGGTGGGCTACATTTATTTTTATTTATGGATACTTTTACAGATTCTAAAACTGTAAAATCTTTTCTTACAAATTTATTATCTTTGTTTGGACTTAAACAAGACACAGAGATATTTCCAAAACAAACACAGTTGACAAAAGATAGTGAAACGGGTCAATTACGACCAGGACAGTTTATAAATTTACCATACTTTGGGGAGGAACGTAAAGCTTTGAACGTTGACGGTACTACGTTTACACTAGATCAGTTTATGAAAGTGATCAGTGCAAACCTGGTTACAAAAGAAAGACTGAAAGAAACTACAGAAGAGATCGAAACAAAAAGTATGGAAGGTGTAGACCAAGAGTTTACAGATGGTCCACCATGTTTAGCAGCAATATCTAAATTATCTAAAAATGAAAATTTTGATGGCAAAGATAGGTTTATGTACAATTACCATGTCATGGTTAAAATGAAATATCCCGATAATTGGCAACAGAAAGTTATGAATGCACCAGTAAAATATTTTGCAGGAGTGCATGCAAATGCGTGGGATCAAAAATTTTTAAATCAAAAAGTAAAATCATGGAACAGAAGTTCTAAAGGTTATACCTGTACACAAAGTCCACTGAGTGAGAATTGTAAGAAAGGTATTTGTGTTAAGAAAAAATTTGGAGTCTTAGCAGGATCAAGAGGTTCTTATCCTGTATTGACAAACTTGAAGAAGATAGATCTAGATCCAGAACCTGAGTACGAATTTGATGTAACAAAACCAGATGGTATTGGTACAGCTACAGTACATTGTAAGAGTGTAGAACACCTAAATGATCAGCGTAAGAGACGTAATTCAATATCAAAAGCTGCAGGATTCTTACCACCATTAATTAAAAATGACGAAGAACAAACTGTGATGGACGCACTATATCAAACACAAAAAGTTGTACAGCCACCGGTGGGCACATCACCAAAAGAAAAATTACATGATGTGCTACATGCAAAGATAAATGGACCAAGAGCCACAAGCGATGCAGCATTTAAAACTGGATCGGTATTGATAGAGAATGATTTTGCATTCTTTAAATTTGATAAATTTTTTGACAAGCTAAAATCAAAAGACTGGAAGTATAACGAAGGCAAAACAGGTCGTATAATGCAGGTTACGTACAAAGATTGTGAGATAGAATTTTTAGAGCAAAAAAGATATCCATCAAAAAAAGAAGGTGAGTATTATTCTTCTACAAAAAATATAATTAAGATTAACATTAAATCATTTGAAGAAGTGCCAATACACCATACAAGAATAAAACATAAAACGGAGATCATGTGATTAGTAGAAAATTATTTGGGCCTCCAGGAACAGGGAAAACTACAAAGCTATTGGGCTACGTAAAAACATTTTTAAAACTAGGAACGCCTATAGATAAGATAGGGTATTTTGCATTTACAACTAAAGCAGCAAACGAAGCTATTGATAGAATGTTAGATTACCACACAGCTTTTGAAAGAAAAGATTTAAAATATTTCAGAACACTACACTCTCTTGCTTTTAATCGACTCGGACTTAAAAAATCAGAGGTTATGCAGGATGAACACTACGAAGACATAGGTAGAAAATTAGGAATCGAGATGACAGTGTACTCAAACGGACAGGAGACTACAGGATTTGTGGATTCTAACAGTGAATATTTTAATTTAATAAATGCAGCCAGGATAAAGGAATCTAGTATTGAAGACGAATACAATACAGATATGTATTCTCAAGATATGGACAAAAGATTATTACAAATTATTTCTGATGAAGTACAAAACTACAAAGACTCTTTTAAACTAGTGGATTTTACAGATATGATAGAAAGATTTAATGTGTCTAAATTGTGTCCTAAATTTGACGTAGCATTTATAGATGAAGCTCAAGATTTATCACCCATACAGTGGAAAATGGTTGAAATTATCAAGAAAAACAGCAAATATGTTATATTAGCAGGTGATGATGATCAAGCAATTTATGGTTGGGCGGGTGCAGATGTAAAAAAATTTCAGCAAGAATTGTCAAAGAAAGACATAATTTTGCCACAATCTTACCGAGTGCCCAAACAGATACAAAGTTTAGCTGATAAAATTTTAGATCGCATACCACAAGATAGAAGAATTACAAAAACCTGGAAGGCAAGAGAAGAAGAGGGCAAGATACAATATATTATGGACCTAGATGGTCTGCTATTACACGATGGTGAGTGGCTTATACTAGCGAGATACAATGACAGACTAAACAAACTTATGCCAACATTAAAAGATATGGGGGTTTACTACCAATACAAAGGTAGAAAAAGTTATAAGTCATCTTTGTTTAGAAGCATTCTAAACTACACGAGGTGGCAAAAAGGTGAATTACTATCTTTATCAGAAGTAAAAGATATATTGGAGTGCACAGGCATGAGTTTAAAACCAACAGAAGAAAAAATGTATGATCTTGCAGAGTTTACTTACGACAAAAGCGTAAACTGGTTTGATGTATTTGTAGTAGATTATGAAGAATGTTTATACATACGTGAGATGTTAAGTTACGGAGAAAAATTATCAAAAAATGCTAGAATAAAATTATCAACCATTCATGCAGCAAAGGGTGGTGAAGCAGAGAATGTATTATTAATTTTAGATAATACGAAAACTATTAGAGAATCTGCAGAAAAGAATGAAGACAAAGCTGATGAAGAAAACAGAGTTTGGTATGTTGGAGTAACAAGAACCAAACAAAATTTATACATTATGGCAGCAAAGAAGGAGGACAGAGGTTATGACATCGAAAGTTTGGGATAAGCAGCACGGCGGGATCCACTATCAAAAATATAAAATCCAACCAAGTAAATTTGTAGTGGAGAATGAGTTGTTATATCCTGAGGGTTGTGCTATAAAATATATTATTAGACATCGTGATAAGGGAAAGAAGCAAGATATATTGAAAGCAATACACTTTTTAGAAATGATACTTGAGAGGGATTACGATGAAAATTCCTAAGTTTGAAGCGCAAACAGAATGGGTAAAACCTACAGAGTTTCCAGACTTACGTCAGGTTGACGAGATTGCAATTGACCTGGAAACAAAAGATCCTGATCTAATTAAAAAAGGATCTGGTTCTGTTATTGGTAATGGTGAAGTTATAGGTATCGCTGTTGCAACAAAACATTTCAAAGGATACTTTCCAATAGCTCACGAGGGTGGTGGTAACATGGACAAGGCAAGAGTCTTAACATGGTTAAAAGATATATTAGACGCACCATCAACAAAAATTTTTCACAATGCAATGTATGATGTTTGTTGGCTACGTGCTATGGGTTTTAAAATAAATGGTGACATAGCCTGCACAATGATAGCTGCAGCTGTAACTGATGAGAATAGATTTCGTTATGATCTCAATAGTTTATCGTGGCATTACCTAGGTTATGGTAAAAACGAAACAGCATTAGCAGAAGCTGCATCTGAATGGGGTATAGATCCTAAATCAGAAATGTATAAATTACCTGCG